ACTGCCATCCTTGCTCGATTGGCTTGCTGCGCTTGCTCAGTCAATTTGCCAGTAACATCCAACCCGCGAACAGGTGGAACAGCAGACGCAAGACCAACATCTCGAGCAGCCTGTGCTGTCGTAGGATTGTAACCAGGAACACCTGCCTGATATGCCTCCAGATTGCGTACAGCAGCCTCTGGATCGCGTGATAACTGACGGAGGATATTTCCTGCAATTACCTCTCGTCCTGGCTCTGTAAAAGGTCTAACAAGCTCTCTAACACCCCTTCCAGCCGCTTGACCTGAAATCATTGCAGCAGTACCAACAGAAGGAACCGCCATTCCAGCAACCATTCCAGCACCAACTTGTTCTAGCGGCCCAAGCCCTTCCTCTCTAGCAACAGCAGAACCAAGGGCGCCAGCACCGCCTGCGGCAAGTTGGAATCCTGGGGCTTTTGTTAAAAGTTCTTTTGGCGCAGCCATCGAACTCGGCAACATCTGTCCAAGACCTGACGCACCAAGAACGCCAAATCCAGCAGAAGTGATGTCCTGGACAATTCGCTCTTGTGTAGTCTCAGGCTCTGGCAATCCAGCTCTGGTCATCAACTGTTGTTGTGCCTGAGACGGCATCGGCAACTGAGATCCAGTTAGCTTATTTACAAGCGTCACCAATGCGTCGGATGCTAGTGTAGGAAGGCCCATCAATCCAGAATAAGCTGCTCTAGCCGTCAAACCAACTTGTCTGCCAACTTCCTCGCCAAACCCACGCGTTTGTGGCTGTGGCATTTTTGCAAGATATTCTGAAATTGCTCGATTCGCTTCCTCTCGGCTTGTGCCTTCAGGAAACGTGATTTTTCCTACGTTTGGCACATCGATAACCATCACATTTCCTCAATTCGTTTCGTTTGCGGGTTGTAACGAAGTTCAGGTTGCGTCCTTGCCTGCCGTTGCACTCGTTGCGTAGGAACGATCTGAGCACCAGGAACGGTTTGAATCAATCTAGCAGCAGGACCAGCTTCAATTTCAAACCCTGCCTCAGCTTGTTTTCTGAGAAGTGCTTTCTGTCGAATCGTTTCCGGCTTGTCTCCATACTGCGGGAAAAACGTTTTGATCTCATTTGCCATTTCATCTGCGCCGATAACAGCGCCTGACTCTTTCCGCAGTTTTGCACGAACCCATGCCTCTTGAGCTTGCATAACGCGCTGACGGTTCTCGCTGCTGCCAAGTCTTTCTAAAGTTTGACCAACCCAAGGAACAGATCCTGCAACAGATTGCAACACATTCGGAGATGAATAAGCCATTTCTGCCGTGATTTGCTTTCCTTCAGCATCAACCACAGGTTTGCCAGCAGGATCTATTAGTGGCTGATCAAATACATTAGATGCGCTACGCATGACACCCAGGAAGCTACCTGCTTTTGCCTGACTTTCTGTCGGAGGTTTGTCAGCGCCCATCGGCAAGACAGGAGCGCCTTGTGCAGTTGTTACAGGTTGAGCAGGAGCCCCAGGAGCGCTGGGAACGTATGTGTAACCTTCAGTAGTTTGAACAACATCATAACCACCTCGAGCAAATTCGCGTTCCCGAAGATTAAGAAGGCCAGCTTCTCCAGGTGTTAGAGTTTTATTGATTCTTGATGTAATCCTTCCAGTTGTTTTATCCCTAAACAAAATTTCTGATCCACTATCAAACCTTTCCTCTGAAGGCAAAGGAGCAACATCCAAAATTTTCATTCCACCAGACTTGCTGAACAATACAGATGTTGGTCGATTGTTTACAAGCATTGTCTGTGGAGTTGTTGAATATTCCTCTTTTGGCCCGACCGCAAATTCGACTTGTTTTGTAACTCCCTCTAATAGATCCTTGAAGTCTTTTGGACTTAGGAAAGACCTAGCAAGATTCAATGCTTGTTGATTAATAACAGGTCTATTTAGAGTTCCGGCATCAGCAGATTGAATAAGAGCAGCCAACGGATCAGCGGCTTGCGCTTTAGTAGTGAGCGCCTGCTCTCGTTCAGTGCTAATCAGCGAAGGCATAATGCGCTGCAATGCTTGTTGCTGCTGCATCAGCCGCTGTTGCTCTGCCAGCTTCATCGCCATCTGCTGGCCTTGGATCTGCTCAGACAGCGCACCTCGATACGCCTGCTGACCAGCTTGCAAACCAGCACCAATAGCCTGACCAATGTCGATCCGTTGCCGACTAGGACCACCAGCTTGCAGCAATCCAGCAGCCAAACCCAGCAATCCCTGCTGGCGAGCCTGTTGCATTGCCGCCTGATATTCGTCTCCTAGCAGCCCAGAGACATACTGCGGAGTTGGGAACAGTCGTTCTGAAATTCCGTCCATTTCTTACCTCACAGCAGAGATGGTCTGCTTGCGAAAAGAGCGTCCAACTCATACCCCGTTGGCACTCGTCGTCCATATCTATCAAACGCACTCGTCATCCTGCGATCCATATCGATGGTGTCAAACAACCCACCTTGAATGGCTTGGATCTGTTCTAGTGACAACGGCGATTGCACACCGGGTCGCAATGGGAGCGTTATTGCTGGCCCTGGTTTTGGCGCCAAATTTGTAGCCAAATTGCCAGCGGCAATCAACGTTGCTGGAGTCATAGCTTTTGCCATAAACCCAGTGCCAGCAGCAGTACCAGCAGCAGTGCCAGCAGACGCACCTGCTGTTGTCCCAGCGGCAGCAGCAGCAGGCATAGTCAATCCCATTCCCGCAGATCCCGCTGTCAATCCAGCAGCACCGGCAGCACCTGGCGTAAGCCCAGTTCCAAGCGCAGCACCTGTGCCAGCAGCACCAGTACCAAGCAACGCCGGAGCGATCGTTCCACCGCCGAATCCAAGACCAGCGCCCAATAGAGCGCCCTTGATCGGGTCTTTTTTGTTGGTAGCAGCGCCAGCAACAGCGCCGATAGCAGCTAGGGTGACTGGATCAGCCATGACTCACCTCACGGAGCAGCACCACCAGGACTCTGTTGCCCTGGTTGCGGTTGATTGAATGCAGATACGAGCGCAGCACCACCCAACAGCGATGCAGCAGGATTGGTGTATGTCGGAGCAGCCTGTTGTGCGCCAGCAGGGAATCCACCCAGGAACGAGCTAAATTGCTGCAGGGCACGATACGGAGCCTGCTGCTCGAAATTGTAGCGATTGATTGCGTCTTGCAGAGCTTGCTGCTGATACCGCTCCTGCATCTGACCAGCCTGCAACAGCTTCTGAGCGCCCATGTAGTCCTGCTCTGCCAGCGCCGGAGCCAACTGAGCAGCCTGTAGCATCGCCGCCTGTTGCTGCGCCTGAGCCTGAGCTTGCAATTGCCGCTCCAGACCGTAGGACTGGAATCCAAGCCGCTCACCCAGACCAGCCAGATTAGACGCTAGAGCCTCGGCAGCGCCGGTTTGCAATTGCCCCATCGCGCTCGAACCATAGCGGCCAGCACGAGAGGCTTGAGACGAAATATTTGCAATCTGAGACTGAAACTGCTGCTCAATCGGCCTTGCAACAGATGCCAGAGTGCCTTGCAGATACGGGTTATATCCGAGCATCTGACCAGCAGCAACACCTGCCAACGGGCCTTGTCCTGCCGCCAACTGTTGTACAGACTGCTGCGCCTGCTGCACCAGCGGAGAAGTGCCAGCCTGAGCTAGTCTGGCAGCACTCTCAATAGCCTGGGAGGTATATGCATCTGGCCCGACGTATGTTTTACCAGGGAAAAACTGCGGAACATATCCGCTTCTCATCTCCCCTGTCGTTGGATCTCGATATTGGAGTTGTCCAGTCTGAAACAGGTTCTGAGCAGCGCCCAAACCCTGCTCGACATACGGAACCAGTCTAGGATCAATCCTAGTTTCGGTTACGTCCGTCCTGCTTTTCGATCCCATTTTTCACCTCTGCAATCCATTTAACAGGCTTAAATCCATATCTGCCTGCTATTTTCGCCCAACCAGGGCGACTGCTGTCGAAGGAGATTTTACGCGCTCCACCTGCAAGCGCAATCTCATGGGCATGATGGAAACCATCTTCCATCAAAAACTTGCCCCAACCAGCCCAGATATGCAGAGTGTCACCCATCGGCTGTAAAACACCAAAACCGACAGGATTTCCGTCCTCTACCATTAACCAGAGCATCGACCGACCCTCATAACAGTCGGTATATACATCCTCTGGTATCCACTGATCCCTGCTTGCTCTCCTAACCTCCAGCAGTCCTGGCCTAACAAAGTCCCAAACTTCCCGCAGTCTATGCGGTTCCACAAACACCCTAACCGAGGACGACATATCTGTATGTCTTATCCGCGGTCGAATTCGCAAAATGACTAATCGTTGCCTGACCGTATCCTATAGAAGACGCATAAACGTCAGACGTAGACGATTCATCCACCTTGTTCGCAGTAACAATCGCACTCGGAGTTGCTGGTCGAGTCGGACTGCTTTGTGTTGGAAGCTGCTCAATACTCAACTGAGTGCTACTCCCAGACCACATGATTTGAACATAATCGTTAGCAGCCACTTCAACATAAAAATTCAACGCAGCAATCAGATGCCCATCAACACCGCCATGACTGTTAGGAACCGAGAATTTCGAGTTGCTATTCGCAATGTCTGTCCCGTTTTTCCTAAACCAAATGTCTACATCATGAATCTGCGTATCTTTATTTGCAAGTTGAAATGAAAACTGAATGTTATAAATGCCAGCAGTTTTGAATGTAATCCTAGAACTGCTGACAATGCTGATTCCTTTGGAGAAATCAGTCGTGTTAAAAGTTACTGCATAAGCTGTTGTCGTGCTCGCAATTGTCTGATCAGTAGAATCCTGAAATGCACCATATGGCACTGGATCATTCATCGCCGCAGCAGATGATGGCATCAACAGAATCAGGCTCTCAGGGCTGATCCTAGCGTCATACAACACGGTTGACGTAGCATCGCCAGTTGCTAACGTGAGATAGCCGAGACTGTTGATCTTCCCATCCAGGATGCGGTTAACAACCTCCGCAACCTCTCGCTGACTACCTCCCTGCTGTGGCAGTCTTCGAAACATCAGCGATTACCAACAGCAACAATGTCAACATCGACCCCGACAGCAGTTGAAAAGTTGCCAGTCGGAGCGATCGACAGACGGTGATAGTTGCCCCTGGAACGCAAACTGACTCTGTTCTCTGACGATGCAGCAACAGCTGTACCATACGATACAGAGCCGTCTAGGCGCGTTCGTGATGCGATTGATACCGTAGCACTACCACCATCAATTTGTGGCCGTACAAGCCTAACTAAGGTCTCCTGGCCCTCTCCGCTTAGATCGCCTGTATTAATCGTTCCAGTCAACGCAGACCCAGCAAAAGTGACAATTTTTGTGCTTGCAACACCACCCAGGATTAGTTTGCCGCCTGTCCACAACCGCGAGTCCAGGGATGCTGGCAACGCATCCAAACTGGCAGAAATGTTGTCCAACTGCTCAAGAGTTGTGCTAGCAGAAGCGATCCCAGCAATGTAGTCAGCACCAGAGTCAGCGTGAGACCACTTATCTGCTGCCCAGTTGTACATGAGCAACTTCTGGACGTTAAAGATGTCACGGAATGACCAGATAACAAGTTTGTTAACCAGATCAACAGCCGCGCTCATCTTGCTGAGCTGCGATGGATCAGCGTTAGAGTAAAACCAACGGTCCACACGATCGACACCAATTGGCTTAACCTGCTGGCCGTCGGTCATAAAGAACCCATCATCGCTTAGGAAGAACGTCATCGGTCCATACTGCGTGACAGATCGAGACTCATAACAACCGACGTTTCGAGCAATGTTGTCGAACTGGAAGAATAGCGGAGCGCCAATGTAGGTCATGCGATAGAGACTACGCTCCATCAGCACAATCCCAAACTCTCCACCAGTCAACCCACGAATCTCGCCACCATCTGGGATGTCCTGATTGTCTGCCTGGCTACCAGCACCAGCAGTCCAGTTTGTCTCATTGTTGATGTCAGACCAAAGTACCCGATTCGGATAAGTTGCAGTCTTTCCAGCAACAACAAAGTCCCTAACTACGGTAACAAATGAAGCAGTCGGAGCAGCCGCAGCCAGATCAATGAACTTAGACGCAGAGGTCATATTCCACGCCTGGAGCTTATCGACTCCATTCGCAGCAATGACCTGCGCTCCAAACTGCGTAAATTGCCAGAATTCTGTGGACGAATAAGCGCTCGCAACACGAGACACATCGGTCTGATTTGCATTTGCTGGATCAAACTTGAAGAGCTTGGTTGCGCCAGCAGAAAATAGCGTAGTGGCTCCTGCCCAGCGACCAGGAAATACAGTCAACAGCGACTGGCTTGCAGCATTGGATAGGTTGGCAGTCCCATTCAGCAACCCATACCCGGACGGGGTTGGAAGGACATTTTTCGCCTCTGTGAGATTGCCAGCAATACCTGGCTTATCTGGCGTCCACTGACCGAATACCACTCTCATTGCGTCGTCCAAGTGTTAGATCCGGTCGCTTTTGGCGTCCAGACATTGGAACCGGGCACAACAGCAACCCAATCATTATCCTCGTCTGGTGCATCTACCCATACATTGCTACCAACTGGGCCGAGCGTCCAAACATTGATCCCATCATCTGGATTGCTCCAAACACCTGACAGTGTAACCGTTCCAAGCTGTGTTGTCCCCTGTAGACCAGAGACATCCAGGAAGTTATTGCTCTGGAGCGTAATTGTTCCAAGAGCGGTTGTTCCTTGCACCCCTGTAACAGGAACGACGACAAGAACGGTAACAGTTCCAGTCTGCCCAGTTGCAGATACACCAGTTGGCAATACAACCGCACTAGCGGTAACAGAAACCTGCCCGAGCTGTCCTGTTGCAAAAACACCATTAGGTATAACAACTGCATCAGCAGTAACAGTTACGTTACCAACAAATCCGCTTGCTGAAACGCCAGTTGTTAAAGCAATTGCATCA